TATCAGATTCAGAATTACCCTTACCTAAATTTTTAATAGTTTTTCCAGCAACTGTATCGCCTAAAGTCTTACCGATTCTGATAGCAGCAGTCGTTAATTTTTTTGTAGGTTCACGAAATGCATTATTGAGAGTGTTTTGTGCTAATTTAGAGAGCCCTTTCCCCACTCCTTTAATAATGCCTTCACCCGCTATACCACCCACCGCCCCTTCCCCAACATCTTTAATAAACTCTAGAGGGTTACTAGTTTGAGTATTTGCGGCAGCCTGTGAAGCTCCTCTGGCTGCCCCACTAGCTATAAACTTTAAACCTTTGGCAGCTGGAATCAGTGTGGATCCTAACTCTAAGCCCGACCTAGCAATGGATTTGACAAAGTCTGCGGTGTCTCCAGCAGCGTCTTTTACTACATTTCCCGAGTTTCTTTGACGACGTTTTTTCTCATCTTCTTGCCACTGTTTGTCTAGGTTGACAGTGTTTCCATAACCAATAAAACTAAGTAAATTTCGTACGTTATCCATAATATTCCCAGTCTGAACTACCCATTAAAGCATTATTAGCTCCACCATTTACTGCTTGTAAGTATTGGGCTATCCCACTATTGCTACCTCCACCAGAGCTAGGAGCTGAAGATGGTCCTAGATCTTTTATAATTGCACCTGTTTGTGGATTGATAAGTTTCTGGCTACCGTTAATGGTGACCATCTGTGTATTAGTAGACAATTGTTTACTAAACTCTTCTCGCTGAAAATCATACCCTCTTTGTTCCTTGGCTAGGTCATTAGCCTCCTGCCATTCTGTTGTTGCCAAAGATTGTTGAGATTGAAGTTTTGTTAGTAAAATATTAAGTCTATCTTGTCTATCAGCTGTGAAGCCGGTCATTTCTCTAGCAGCCTGTTGGCTAATCTGATCTACACCCTGTTTATAGACATCACTAATTCTATCCTGTCCTCTCATGGCTAAACCGGTTTTGTTGTTGATATCTTGAGTACCTAGTTGGATACCCTGAAGTACACGGCCTAAAGATTGTGAAAGCCAGCCTAGATCTTCAGTTAGAGGACGTTTAGTTTCGGTGACTAAGTTTTGGCGCTGTCCTTCGGTTAAGAGTGAGTTCCTTGAGGTGTCGGATACATTACCTTCAACTCTGCGGATAGTGTCTTCTAAGTCGTTAACTTGACCGGATAGAGATGTAGCCGTTTTTCTTAAAGTAGGGATTCCAGCTTCCCCCTCAAGCCTGTTATAGATATCAAGAGGTTGTTCAAGACCTTTAACGTAATCAGCATATTTACCAAAAGCGTCGGATACTTGAGAGCCTTGAGACTTGGCTAAATCATAACTAGACCCACCTATATCAGAGAGTTTAATGTCGGGAAAAGAGAAGTTAATACCACCGCCGCCGGATCCAACTCCAAACTCCTTAGATAGCTCCGCCGCACGAGGGCCAGAGGCAGCATTTGCAGCATCTGTAGCGTTATAGCCACCTTTAGTTATAAGAGCCTGTGTCAAATCCATATATTTATAGTATCACTAAGTTAAAGTTTCTGAAAGCCATGCTGTCCCGTTCCACAGAGATAGTACACCTGTATCAGTTGCCCAATAAGCTTTACATTCCGCTCCACCAGCTGGACGATCAGCAGACAACCCTTCAAAGATAATAATTCCGTCAACATGGGTTTGTTGGATAGCTTTAGGCGTGATATTACGTTTATAAATTCTAAGTGCCTCCAATCTATCCTCTAGATCAGACAGCCGTTTAATTAATTCATCCATTGTTAAAGGCGCTTTCCGATGCTAGTACTTCCTCTTCAAAAGACAACTCTAATAAGATTGGAGCTGTAGATACAGTACTACTTAGGTTAATAGCCACATCTATTTCTTTGTGTCGGCCTTTACCAACTGCTAATCTAGCAACATTATTATCCTCATTCATTTGCACTGTGCCAGTTTGCCAACTTCCACGATCTAATCTATATTCAAGTGATACGGATTGACCTGTAATCAATGGTTCAAGATCAGCTCTTAGATTCATAACTGATTTTTCCTTATAAACGGCACCATAGTCCATCCTAAGACGTTCAATTCTAGCCGTGGAAAAAGTAGTCCCAGCCGGATCTATTACGTCTACACCATAGGACACATTATCCTTCCAGCCTATTAATAACTTCTTTTCAACTGGAAAAACTAGACCTACTTGGATGTTGGAGTTAGTTCTATTACCAGTCGAGAGTGGGTAATCATAGGATAGAGCCATCGGATCAGTGTCATCCAGATGACCATATGTATAGACCCCTTGCTCAACTGTATTAGAATTGGTCACACCAGCACCGAATCTGAGTAAAGTTTGCCACATGGTCACGGCTCCGGGCATAATTTCCATAGAGTCGGCCGAAGTAATGAGTGGGACGCGTTTTTTCTTTCTCGCCTTAGCTCCACCTGTATACTCCAGTAGATCTCCTTGATATCCAGCCCAGCTGTAAAGAGTACCAGCTGTGCCAAGCATAGCGTTGATTGCACCCTCTGGCACCTCAATATAATCATTGTAAGTGGTGGATATACCATCCCAGAAAAAGATTGCCCCCTGATCATACGATCCGACACTAGTTCCACGCATACACCCAATAGCTAAAAATCCTTGCCATTTAGCTAGGCAACGAATATTATATTCCGCGGGTAGAGTTAGCCTGTGCGGCTTAAAAGTAACACCATTCCAAGTAGCTAAATATCTACCATTACCAATAGTCAATAAATTAATCATATTTTCCATAGGATGATATTGAGTATCTGTCACTAAGAATTGATAATAAGTGTGAAAATCAGCAGTATTAAGATCACTTGTCGTGGTTGTGACTACCGCGGGAGTCCCAGTAGTATTTGTGACTGTTAGATGAAAGTGGTAAGTTTGTCCAAGCACCGGACGCCACACGTCACTAAAAATAAATTCAAAATCCCCAGATGCAGGCAGGGCAGCGTTTAATACAGTCTTTGACGCAACAACTCTATTCAGGGCATCATGTACAGTAAGTGTCCAATCAGCTGTAGTCCCTTTAGCACTGATATTGACCTCAAGTGATTTTTGAGGGTCACGTACAGGTATAAATTCTTGTCTATCAGTTGAGGATTCACCAATAGACGTAGACAGTGCGTAGGTCTGACCAGTGGTATCGAGGGCTTGATCTAGGTCTAGTCTAGCAGTAGGTGAGGAAAAAGGGACGGTCGTAGTATAAGTGGGTGAACCTGAAGCCGTTAAATTATTGGCGTTAGATGTAGCGTCTGTAGCATCGTTATTAAATTTATAATAGGCTACCAATCCAGGAGAGGTCGTTGAGACTTGAATATCCTTATTAGAGAATAGTTGAGATTGTGTGCGTTCAGTATTCCAAACTCTTACATCATCAACTAATCCGTCCATAAATCCGGTTTTAGCTCCACCACTATTTTCATAGGCTCCAACATGGAAATCAGAGGCGTTGTCATGAATAGCCGTTAATGCTCCGGTGGCAGTTCCCTGAGACACACCATCTATATAAAAGGTTGCTGTGGAGCTAGAGGCATCCCACGACAACGCTAGTCTGTACCACAGAGCGGTTGTAATATCGACTACTTTTGTAAGACGTTCCGTATTTAAACCTGTACTAGATATACCTAGTCTGAGTTGATAAGAGGTAGTTGTGACTAAAGTATTGTCTTGTGATTGATCAATGGTTGGAGTAGTTGTTCCGGTAAATGAGGTATAGTAGTCGATATGGACTCTACCTGAGGATCCATTTGTACCGTCTCCCTGTCCTCCTGTTGCACGGGTTCCACCGCTTGCAGTAACCAAAGTCGTACCCAAAGTACCGGATTGACACTTTAATAATACAGAGCCACCCGCACCACCACCGCCTCCGCCATGTTCATTACCTGAGGGAGCATCACCATTTCCACCATTAACCGTAATTAACGAGCCACTATTTAAGGTGATAGTAGTAGCGACTATAAATATTATTGCTCCACCATTTCCTCCTGATCCGCCGTATGCTGTAGCATGACCACCACCAGATCCACCACCACCACCAAACGTCATACTTGTTAAATCAGCACTTCCAGAACTTAATCCACCATTGCTTCCTGAGGCTGCACTGGCTGTAGTAGCATGACCACCACCAGATCCACCCATATAAGGCGGCGTACCAGATCCACCACCACCACCGGATCCATTAGCTGCAATCGACCTTGCTCCGCCTACTCCGGTAGTACCTTCTCCCTGAAAACCTACAAAATAATAATTTCCATCATCTGTTGATCTAGCTCCACCTCTAAATCCACCCTTATTGCCTATATAAGCCTCTTGTCCTGCACCGGAAATTGTACCGTTATTAGTAATAGTTCCTGAACAAAGAAATGCTAATATGCCTCCAGTTGTACCGTCCCAAGCCTTAGCGGTATAAGTAAATCCACTATTTATCGTGACAGCAGAATATTGAAGTAAAACCCTGACCTGCGCTCCTGTAATATAGGCAGCATTTAAAGCATTAGCTAGAGTAATAGTGCCGGCGGTGTAAGAGACGATAGTGTTGCGCATAGTAGTACCTGCACCACTGCCCCTAGTTTGATGGATTAATATTTCCTGACCTGAAGCAAATCCGGCATTGGTGGCACTAAGACTTAAACTTGCTAAAGTCCCCGTACAAGCTGAATCAGTTGGAGATTCTGTAGTATTAGATGAAATTGTCAATGCTCCACTAGAGCCATCACCGAAGAAACCTGATATAGCAAAAAGATCAAACATGTATGACCTGAGTGTTCCGGATTCATCCCATTTAGATACTATGGTATGTGAGTTGCCAACAGTTGGTAAGGATTCAGGTTTATAATATGCCTCAATTGCTAAATCTCCGGTAATAGATAGCGAGGCGCTGTCAGCTCTGGATAGATACTGAGAGGATCCGGATTCTAGATCTATGGAATAAGTGTTAAGCGGTACGCCACCCTCTGAACCTAAATAATCATCAACAAAGTTAGCAGTCCCATCAGTTGGTCCATATCTTCCTAGGACTCTATCTGAAGCGTAATAGAGGAAGTTATCCTCCCCGTAAAACTTAAGTCCATTGCCGTGAGAGTTGGCTACCTGTCTAAGTAGAGCGTGTGACCCAGCCAAAGTTCGACTATAGATGTTTCCGGTATCTCCATGAATATAAATAATATCATTGACTCTATCAGCCCACTTAGGTAAATCAGTGACAACCGAGCCAGATTCTTTTGAAGTTTTAGTCAACACACTTACTTGGCGAGAGTGGGAACGGACATTAACACTGCGCCCGAAAGCGTAAGAATTAGGCAGATTCTTTTTATTGTCGTCAGATATCCCACCATTAAAAGAGGATTGAGTATCAAATTTGCGTGAGCGAGTATTTTTTCCATCCATTATGTAATATGTCTATCAGTATTATGGTCGAGTCCAATTATCCGCCTCCGAATACGATGATTCGGGATAACCTGTGAACTATAGCGTCTGCCATAAGTCGCCTTAGCCCAGGCGTGATATTGCTCATATTGGTTCTTGTAAATAGCCCCATAAGTAGCATCCTTCTTGTAACCTTCAAAATAGTGCCATAAAGCAAAGTAGACGGGGATGTGGTGGGTTGGCCCAGGAGTAACGGGCATTTGACCGATGATATAGGCACTAGTTCCGGCTGTAATAGCAGTTCCCTGGTATTTTTTAATTAATTCAAGATTAGTAGCGTCGGTAATAGATGCTATTTCGTACCATTGACCATCGTTAGTTATTTTTAGATATCTTCCAGCTAGGCCACCAGTGGCAGTGCTCCAAGCTGTCCCAGTTCCTACTATAGTCTCGTCCGCATTAGTGGCAGTGGTAATTGTACCGCTAGAAAAATCATCATATTGCATATCCTTAGACTCAGCTTCATAGATGATGGTGTAGGTTAGAGCAGAGGCAGAAGCGGGGTAGTATTCGATAGTATTCCGCCTAACAAACATATAACGGACATAATCACTAGTTACACCGCTAGTATTGGATTGAATGATTCTCCACTCGTCTTCATCATAGATTTCATGCGCGCTATATTGATTACTACCACTAATTACATAAAACGCTTTAGGTCGGACACAATCTTCAGGTAATTGGACACTGCTAGCTGAGGGAACGGTCGTACCTGTTCTAGTTTTTTCTACATGATGAATCCCTAAATCAGCCTCAAGCATGTGTTGACCTAAATTAATTTGTTGCTTGAGAAAAGTTGTGGCGTCAGTGGAGGTATCAACCGCCATGTTTTGTGCCATGGCATACTGTTGGTTAAAAGTTAACATAAAGCAGACTCTACCTTATTATAACTACATATCCAGTAAAGTATCTAGGTCGTTCTCGTGAATTTGCTTATATGCCAGTCCCTTTTTAACTGGTGGATCACTAGGAGTTGTCGCGTTCATACCACTAGCAGCAGCTTTTTGTTTGCTGATTTGTTCTTTGTTTTCAACTTCCTTAGCTTTTTGATCAGCGAATTTAAACCCTCCACCAAACTGTTCGGGTACTTGTGTCCAAAGTTCATAAGCATCGTGATAGGTGCCCTTACCGTGTTTTTTGCCAAAATCTACTAGATCTAATTTAAACTTTCTACCTTCGTCAGTATTCGCCGTTGGTAGTGTTTTTTCTTTGGCTAAGTTATCATACTCAGTCTCAAAATTCTGGACTATTTTAGCTTCAGCGTCCCTTTCTTCCTGTGCCTCTAACACTAGTAATTTTTTGGAGTCTTCATGGTAATCTAACGGATTTTCATACTTCTTATCTCTCATCTCGTTTTTGAAGAGTTCGGATTGTTTAATGGGGATTTGTGTTTCAACTACAGGTTGAGGATTCTCAGCTTCTCGTTTGGCCACCTCTTGAGCTACATAGGCATCACGTTCAGCAGTAGACTTAAAAGTAATTGGCTCTTCCGGGGGTTTCTCTTCAACCGCCTCTTCAATAACAGGAGTTTCCACAATGGGTAGGGCAGGCTCTTCTGTTGATAGGAATGATTTAAATGCAGTTTTCTCACCATCATCTAGCTCCGCCTCATGTTCTTTAAGAAAATCTTTTTCGCCTTGATCAAGTTCATCGAGCATTTTCCAACGAGTTTTTCCCAGATCATAGTCCATTAGATAGGTTCCTCGTAGTTAAGCTCCTGAGATAAAGTTTCGTCATCCATTACAGCCCAAGCAGCTTTAGTTTTAGGATCCTCGACATTAATCATTAAAGTGTCTTGAGCATAGGCGACAAGTTTGCCTCTTAATTCGGTTTGTGGTTGTTCTGGAGCCTGAGGTGTGTTAGTTTCAATTTGTTTTTGTTCCAGAGCGACATCAGCTAAAGCAGCGGATAGATCAGGCACGGTCACTGCCGGCTCAGATTGAACTGGGACTGGTGGAGGAGTTGGGACTATTGCTATCGGAGCGACGATAGGTTGAGTTTGTTTAGCTATATATAGATCTAAGTCAGACGGTCTATTCATTTGAGATATTTTATCCTCTAGGAGTTGGTTTTCAGTTTTGGGTGCTTCTTGGACAGCAGCTGTAATATTTAATACTATTTGTTGAGTATAAGCAGACCTTTTTCCTAGATCAGCAGTGCTTTCGTTACGCTCATTCATGATGGAATCTACTAAATGTTTAAGAAAAATATTAGCCATTGATTGAGGAAAAGTTCTAGTTTGGCCCTTGACTAAAAGTCCGTAGGAAGCACTGTTATAAATGCAGTCAAAAGGTTCTGCCGCTAGATTAGTTAAGGTTATTTGATTGTGTTGGGCTTGTTCGGGATTCATGGGGTGGACTCTTGGTCTCTTAATTAAGATTACAATGTTTCTAAAAAGGTGTCAACTAACCAATATTGAACACTCTCCTAGTTGATGCAACGACCTCTGATTTTATTGCGAATGAAACTCCAATATAAGCTGTGCCTGTTCCGTTATGAGTAAAGGACTGCGCTCCGGTAGATCCGGCTGCGGTGATCACCTTGGTAGTATAAGTCTGACCCTGATTATTATCGACTGATTGTTGCACGGTATAGCCTGAAGGCCAACCGGTAAAGTCATCAACTGAAGCATCGATAAAAGAACAAGCACAATGGATAGCATTAGCTGTGTTGGTAGTTATGGTTGGGGCTGAAGCATCAGATGACCCGGGTGGTGAGTCTAGATTACTAGTGGTAGGTGTGACATCATAAATATCAGTGGCATGAACATTCTGAAATGTTGTAGCTATTATTGACCATCTTCCCGAAGTTCCCAGAGTAAAGTTATAGGTAGCAGGATCCCCGGCTATAATTCTTCTCGAAAAAACAGATACGGTGTGGCCGGTGGAGGTATTCGGTTTGTGGTCGTTAAGATCTTCAGTAAAGGGTGTACTTCCGTTGTTATCAACAATCGTGGTTTGAGTATTACCATGCACGGTTAAGATAACTACATGCCCAGTTGTAGTGCCTGTTGGGCTACCCACTGACATAGCGGTGCCTGTGGTACTGGAATTTTGAGATGATGCTACTACGCTAACTGCTGGCATATTATGGATTTTGCTTAAAGAAAATAGTAATACTTCCTTCAGTTACTGTACCTGATTGAGCAGTAGTTTTACATCTGATAAAAGCTCCCGCGGATACCGATGCATTGTCAAAAGTTGTTACAGAAGTTCCAGTTGTGGTATTGGTCGTAGCTGAGATAGAAGTGATTAAATTAGTTCCGGCTGCGCTCCTGTCTGTACCGTGGACAACATTAAATGTGACTGACGGGGTAGATGATCCCTTTACCACTGCCACAATCTTAGTGATAGTGACCGCTACATCAGTATGAAACATCGTAATATCTTCACTTGCGGTGGGGGTTTCAATCGTTAATGTTTTACTTTGAATTGGATTTACAACAACTTCAGCTGTTCCATCATAAAAGTTAAGTGTCTTGGATGTTGAGTCTATTGTGACTTCACCTGTCGCGTCCACTGTAGTTCCACCAGCACCGTTTGGGACTTCTAGCGATGTTGCACCGCCAGCATCAAGCGCACCTAGTAAGACACCAAGTGTTTGAGTGCCTGTAAATGTTTGAGCAGCGTCAGTCCTCGCAATGGTGGCAGTGGTAGTCGGAAAAGTCATCGTAGTCGCATCTGTACCAGCTAGAGTTATAGTGTTATTTGAAAGTAGTTTTTTACCTGTGGCACCACTCGCACCTCCATAATTTGCACTCCATGATGCAGCTGTTGTACCTGAAGTCAAAATACAAGTTATTATTACCGAAGTTAGGCCTGCAAGGATAATAATGGCATTTGCACCTGAGGAGTTAATTGTTACAAGTCCTGTTGAGTTATTTACAATGTAATATTGTTGCCCTAATACTAAAGTAGTAGCAACTGGCATTGTTACTGTTTGAGTAGTTGCACCTGTAAAAATTTGGGTATATGTACTTCCTACTGTCAAAGTTGTTGTACCAGCTGCAGTGGCAGTAGTTGAATAACCTTCGAGTAGATTGACTGACGATAAATTACCATTAGCATCTCTTGAAGCTAGTGTTGAGACTGTGGCACCAGAAGCGACACCTGTTCCAGTCGGAAGACCATTGAGGACGGGGGTTGCGATAGTAGGGGTAGTGCCGAATACAGCCACCCCTGTACCCGTTTCGTTCGTGAGAGCCGCTAAGAGTTGTGCAGAGGTGAAAGAACCAAGAACGGCAGCATTGCCCGTTGAAGTTATATGTCCTGTAAGATTAGCATTCGTTGTTACTGTAGCAGCGTTACCAGTAATACCCCCTGCGATATTGTTAGTAACTTGTAAATCAGTGAACCAGCCTTTAGTTATTCTGGTGCCAGTTACACCTATTGAACCTGACATCGTTATTGAGTTTGTACCTAGTGCTAGGTCGCCTCCTGATACTGTAAATCCTCCTGTGGCTGTGGCTACAGTTATGTTTGCGGACCCATTAAAAGAAACTCCTCCTATTGTTCTTGCGTTTAATAAGGTCACCGCGGTTGTAGCAGCACCTGAAGTGGATACTGTGTTGTCTCCTGTGTTAGTTCCTGAGTTAGTTCCTGTGATGTCTGAGGTAAAAGCAAGTGTTCCAGCTGCATCTTTCAAAGTATAAATACGATTAGCTGTGTTGGTGTTTACAAAATATCCATCAAAAGTATTAGCCACATTCCTTAGTTTCATGGTTGTATCTAAGAATGTTTTGATGCCAGAGTTAGTTTGTGCAGTGGCAAGTACCATGTCTCCTGAGCCTGCAACGGTCACCCAAGTTGGAGCAAGTGTAGTTCCGTTACTTTGTAAGACCTGTCCAGCTGATCCGTTAGTCAGGCGAGTTGGTGCGCCAGATGCACCACCATAGATAACATCCCCCCCAGTGGTCATCGGATTAGTCATCTTTGCGTTTATTTGAGTTTGAATTGCTGAGGTGACACCAGTTGAGTAGTTTAACTCTACAGCACTTGAGGTGACATTTGTTCCCGCAATATTTAAGGTAGTCATTCTAGCTGTACCATCGACATCCAATAGAGCAGCTGGAGTATTAGTTCCAATTCCAACCCTATCAGTTGAGGCATCAACGAAAAAAAGATCTGGGTCTGTGTCGCCCTCTATGCGGGTGTCAGCATCCAAACCATTCTCGTTAACAATAATTGAGTTTCTAAAAGTACTGACTCCACCAGCTCCGATAAACAGGCTTTTCCATTCATTACCTGAAGCACCTAAGTTAATTAAGTTATTAAAAGTACTAGCAGGAACTAGGCTAGTAGCAGACAGACTCATTACATCCTGATAGTTGTTATTAAAGGGAAGTTCAAAGGCAATTGCAGCAATACTACTGGCCGTATTTTGTGCACCAATTCGCATAATGTTATATGTTGTATCGTGATAGATAAACATATAGGGGGTATACCCACCAATAACGATTGGCTGTGCAAAAGCTTGACCTGCGCCACTCACAGCAAGTGTACCTGTACGGATATTCTTAGCTTTTAAAAGATCATTAGTTTCATCCCATGTGAACTCAGCATCCCCACCAAAAGCACTAGCATCATTATATTGAACATAGGTATCAGATCCACCAGGACTACCTCCAGAACCTGTTTGATCAAGATTTCCCGTAAAAGGATTAAATTTATATCCCATATTTAGGTTTTGGTAACAGTAGAAAGAACCTCCCTGGCAGATGTTGTATAGACGACAACCACGGTGGCTATTGTAGTCCCTCCTGATCCGCCTGTTTTGAAGATATATGTTTCGGTGGTATCAGCAGCACTTAAAGTCATGGATACATAGTCGTACTCCGGAAGTCCCAAACCCACACTTTCAGCATTAGAGTCAACTAAAGCGCGTCCGGTCGTATCATCGAACAATAACGGCATAGCAACACCAGTTGACCGACCAACTCCACCAAGCGGGGGGTTATTGTTAGGGGATGGGGTGAAGTTAGCCATTTAAAGATCCTCGCAATTCTTTGAAGGCTCTTTCGACAGTTTTTTCTCGATCTCTGACAACATACTCTTTGTTATTTAATCTCTGCTCTTTATCCTTCAGCATTGCAGTATAAACTAGTCTTTGTTGATTATCTTTGATCCTGTTTGATTTTGTTTGTATAATATCGTTCATAATAACACCTAATTCTTGTTGTTTACTTTTAACATCTTTTACCAGTTGTTCCGCTTGTTCCCTCAAAGACGCTAACTGAGGTTCTAATCGACCTTTTTCTTGCTTGATTTGCTCTACTTCATTATAGGCAGATTCAAGCTTAAATTGCATACCATCATGTATCTCACGCAAACGGAACATCTCTTCAGTGTTTTTGGTTTGTTGTTGAATATTGGCTTCAAATTGGGATTCTATCTCCATAGCGCGCTCAGCTAAAGTAATATCCCTATTCCCGGCGTCATATTCCCGTTGCTCTACAGCTAACAGGCGAGTGGTGGCGTCTAAGATAATCTCTTTCGATCTGTTTTCAACCTTTTCAATCTCACTAAGTTCAAATTGTTGGATAAACACTTTTAAATCTTCAGCTTTATTAAATAAATCCTGATTAGATTGAGTTAAGCTCTGTATTGCGGTATGTAGAGCATCACGTTTACTAGTTAATGACTGTATTTCTTGCCTAAATTCTATTAATTGTTTAGATTGAGCGTTGTGAGCGGCATCATTTGATGACTGTAGAGTAGATTGTTGTTGTTCAAGTAGCAGGATATCGTTTTTAAGAAGGAGTTTTTTTTGTGCCAGTTGTGATATTTCGTCCATACATACTATTTAACTCCGTAGCCGGACATTGTATTAACAGTAATGTCGCAACTGGCTGAAGTAACTATTCTAACACCTGTGATGAAGTCCCAATATTCATATCGTGTCCCGACAGTTGGATTAGTAATAATACCCACATTAGCTGTAGTCCCGGCAATGTTGTCAATTACGGTAATAGTTCCGGTTAGTGCGGCATTAACAGTAATTAACACCTTGTTAATTCGGCCGGTATCGACTTGAGTTGTAGTAGCAGTAGTAATGTATTTGTACATAAAAAAGCCCCCTTATTATAGAGAGCTTAGAGGGATTAAGTCTATCTCCCTAATTTAAATTAAGCTGATTGCCCTTTAATAACTGCAAAATTGATGATGATTGCCCCTGTTTCAGCTGTTCCGCCAGCTACGTTGTTATTAACTACAGTAATACTAAAAGAACCAGCGGCCACGGCTGAAACCACAATATCGGTATTTAAAGCAACTTTTCCACTTCGCATACTGGCAACCACCACATCACCGATTTCAACAAACGAATTAGTGACTACAAATACAGCGGATGCTTCAGCGGCTAGTGAGGTGTTGATTGTTGTAATGGCACCAGTTAGCGCATTGATAGTTACACCAGTAGCTCGGTCAGTACCTTGAGTAACAGCTGCTCCAGCTCCAATAGAATACCCGACAGCTTTTTTGGTAATTAAACCATTTTCCAATACACCAGGTAAATAATTTTCAATTGGTTGAGGCATTAGTGGCCACTCCCTTCACAGGTAGGACAAAGGGTTGCACTATCTAGTAAGCCTCGACCACCACAAGAGTCACACTTACCGGTTACCAGGGATTCAACTTTGTCAGTAAGAGTTGGTTCTTCAGGAGTTACTGGTGTTTCCTCGGCAGGAGTCTGCGTAAGAGGGTTTTCAGCTTCAGTAGTATTTGTTGTATCATTCATTGGTTTCTTTCTAAAGGAAAACATACTAGTCGATAGTGAGGAATACGGTGTTGTATTCAGTATCAACCCCAGCCTGTAGAGCATATCCAACTTGGGCTAAAGTAGAAGCCATTACTTTAACTCCACCAGCAACACCACCTGGAACAGCCACCCCTGTACCAACCCCAACAGTTCCATCAATTAATACATTAGTTACTCCGCCTGTTTGCAACCAGCAATACTGACTAGCAGCGACAGCAAAAGGTGCAACGCCGGTTGGGTTTAAAGTTGTAGTAGTTGGATAATCAATTACACCATTCCAAGGATTAGGGATCAATGACACCTGAGATGTTGTTAGAACTAAAGCAATCTTAATTGGGTCTGATAAAGTAACTGTTATTACTCCACTTGAAGAAGCAGCAGTATTGGTACTAATTCTGTAATAATGACCTTCACCCGTTGCATCGTTTGCAACTAAATAGCCCCCTGAATATTGTCCAACTGTAGCAGCTGTTGCACCTAGAGTTGCAGATACTGAGGTGGAACCAATTGCAGAAGCAGCGGATGCAGCTATATTTTGGTGATTGGCTATGATAGCAGGACCTTGAGTCATGTGACCAGCAACCAAAGCAACGGCACCAACTCTAGCATAACGGAATTTTCTTCCATCTGGTAATTCAATCATTCCACCGGGTTCCATCTGGGCAACGGTTGTTGAAGCGAATCTATCTTGTTCTACTACGTGTATTGGCATAATTTTATACTCCTGTTACGGATGTTCCCCTTCCGTGACGTCTTGGCTGATTTGTCACCAAATTACCCATTAAGAAGATCTGTGCAACTTCAGCAGCTTGATCAGTTGGGGCTAAGAATGGTCTCCATTGGAAGCCGACGTTATCGGTTGGCTGATCACTGTATGGACCTTCCGTAGTATCACCGAGTGAGATCTGTTGATATTTGCTGTATTTAAGTCCAAACCACATTAAGTAAGATTCGTTCAGCATCCAAACAGAGCCAGCAGGGGATTTTTCATCGGCTACCCATGGGATGCCTCTGTATATAAAGGAAGTGAACCCACCAGTACCTTTAAGATCACCACTAGCTACAGGTCGTTTTGAAGTTCTTGTGACAGTTGGAAGTCCGTTAGTTTCGTAATTAGCTCTAACAGTTGGAGATAGCATAGTTTCGTAAAGATTCTGTTCTGATTCGCTTGCTACAATTACAGATGGTCGTTGAGTCCTTGCAGCACCGGCCGATACAGCGGAGTTAAGAGTGGCTAGTTTAGCCATTGTGAGGACACCGGCAAATGAAGTTCTTGTACCGGATAATGTTGGGAAAGTTGTTCTGCTTAATCCACCAACCGTTGCAGCTGTAGTTCCATCGTCTACCAAATTAGCAAGTCCATTAAATTCTTTTGATGTACTACCTGTTCCATCGCCATAGAACATGTCACCCAAAGTGTCACACATAGACATATATGCCCAGTCCATTTCAGCTTTAATCAAAGAAATAACTCTGGTTTCGTCTTGTTCATTAACAGCAGACTCAAGATCAGGGACAGCAACAGGGATAGAATAACCTCGTGGATCATAAGAAAGCGTTTGTCGTGATTCAACAGTTCCGGTATTAAGATAGTCAAGACCTGCAAAAGCTTTACCTTGATTGTTTTTAGTTAGAGCAACTGGGAATTTAAGAGTTTCACCTGCCCATTTCTTACCCATCGAAATATACCGGTAAAGCATGAAGTTGTCACCGAGCAAGTTGTCGATAATCTTCGGCATTATCCTGTCCTGAGTGATAGATGTTATACGATTTGTAAAGCTAGCCATATTGGACAGTGAAACAAAAAAAAGCCCACCAATTCCTTAAAGGAATCAATGGACTCGTTGGTCTCTGTAATAACAATACAATAGATTTGTAAACCTCGTCAATAGGGAAGTTAGCTTCGATTAGCCCCCTGCTTTGAATACAGGGGGCTATTTTATTTTAACTTAGCGGATATCGTTGCGGTAGGACAGGAATCAATGATATCTATATAGTTGGGTGGTCTAGTAGCGTCGTCACTAACTTTGCGAAGGGTTAACAAACAAAGAACCAGGATAACTATTAACAACAGGACAATACTTGTTTGATAGATTCTCATTGCATTTCAGGTGGAGGTGCAGATTGTGCACCACCGCTAAACATTCCCATTAGTTTAGACATCATCCCCGGCTGTGCTTCTTCAGGTGGTGCTTGTTCGGCTGTTGGTTCTTGCTGAGGTTGTTTAAGGGCGCCTTTAGCTATGGCAAGTGCCGCCTTAATATGTTCTAAGTGAGCCTGTTGGATTTCAGGGGGTAATTGTTTAAATTGCGGGGATTCGATAAAGGCTTGATAAGTCGTTAAATATTCTTTTGTTGGTTCTGGCGGTGGATCAACCGGTTGCCCGGCACTAATCTGTTGGATATCCTGCGTTGCTTGAGGGTCTTGTTGACCGGATGCACCGGATATATCCCCATCTAAAAATTCCTCAAAGTATCTATCAGGTGCTAACTTAAACAACATATTGCGCTTAGCCCATTGTTTAGGTTTTGGTACTCCTAATCCTTCGGCTAAAGCTAACGGATCAAGTAATGGAGCTAGTTGTAACGCCTCTTGTTTTTTGGCGGTTGGATCATCAGGTAAAGCAGAACCTGTTTTCACTCTGATTTTAACACCGTCCTCAATGGATTGTGACCAAAAGTTGAGAAATCTAGTGGATCCCTCCTCACTGGTAAACTTAATAGTTTGAGGGTCAGTATAAAAGACCTTCATTAATTGAACCATCCACTTATACCCACGATCCATACCGTCCTCTAGCGCATTCGATAAAGTAGTAATCCTAGCGATATCGCCTCGCTGCGACAATACATCCTGACCCAACGTATTAGACTTAGTAGCCTCACCCCTGATAGCACCATGTGTTGAAAAGACATTATCTATAATCCCCCTTGAGTCCTGCCGGTGCATTAAGACGTATTCTTCTAGTTGAGTATTAGGTATTCTAGCCACTGCCTGATTAACCGGACCATTAACCATTACCCTTTCCCTTGGATCACCTACCAATTTAGCGACACTCTCTTGGTTGATCATCTGAGCGTTAAAGACTAAACCCCCATTAGTTGAATCGGCGTTCTCAGTAATCTGCCTACCAGTCTTATTGACTATGTCCTGCATATTAGCAGCTTGCTCAGTTAGTGAGGTGGAGTCATAAATGTATTTGCCTAGATTTAAGAAATTAAAGAAAACATAAGGCTTTTGCGGTTTAGCAAAAAAGTTAGTCCTCATCGGCTCGCCCTTATCATCCATGCTAGTTTCGTTATAATTATATAGTGGAGTTTTAGTACCACCCATCACAACCCGACCCAACTTATAAATGATACCTTCTGAATGTTTCTTTGATTTATCGTAGTAACTGAAATGAGTTTGAATGTAGCCAACCTCTTTAGACATTTTCGGTGTTACACCAGCTGATATGCCATACTCTTTTAAGATTTCATCTTTTTTATTAGGAAACTTAACACCTAGATCCTCCAGAGAGTCGGTCATGTATTCACCGATTAAAGGTATCTTGTCGTGATTCTTCACACCGCTTGAAATAACTACGGAATGTGGTCTGAGTGTTTCAACTGTGATATCGCCTAAAGTCTGGCCATCCTTGTCCATTTCTCCGATGGTGTTATCCCAGCCGTATTTCATCACACCAATCCTGTAACCGATCAATAAATGTCTAGCCACCATCATTAACTTAGTCTTAATATATAGATCCTCATATTTAGTTAGGAGCACGTCAGCTAAATCAGAAGATAGCTCTTTGGAAGCATCGGTATTGTCAGCTTGTACGACAATTGGTTGAGGTGGTTGTGAGAGAGCCATCGGGATCAGAGATTCAATGGCAACAAATATTTTAGGGTCTTGATAGGGAATTTGAAAGTCATACAGCTCACTTTTATTAATGGTATTGTTCATCCAGTACCGCTCGTTTTCTTCTCTAACGCTTTTTAAATCAAGCTTACTATTCCAGAAGTCTTCGGATTGTTGGACGCGGTTACCGACTACACGGGCTACCTCTTCATCATTTAATTGAAGATCAAGTAATTCATAGGATGCAATTTCTCCTTCGTATTGTTCATTGTCCATATATTTATATTATCATAGGAAACGGTAGAGTGTTTTACATTTCCGACATTTCAATTCATCCCATCTATTAGCCTCGATTAATTCAGCCTCGATCACCTGTACCACCTCTCGACCCTTATATTTTTTAACTAACCCACCACATTTATTGCAATAGAAAAAACTGACCATATCGGACTCTGGCAAAGTTACTGAAATAATAGACATGACTAAATTCCCTTCCATGATTGAGCCTTCTTTTTATTATCTGCAAAGACATCTTTAAAATCGACTGTTGGAGTGAGGCCACCGGATAAAGTAACTTGTTCTGATTTCATTGGAGTTGGGAGTACTACACCACCGTAGCTTAAAGTTTTCTGTAATGCAATCTCGAAATAAAGTTGTGCATGACAATAATGGTCGGGTTTACCTTCCGGATGTAACCAACTAGGCTCCTCCATACCTTTATCATTGCGAACTACCACCCGATACATAAACCCCCAGTGCTGGATAAACTCCTCTAATACTTCTTCAGTCAGGTTAAACTTTGTAAGACCGACGGACATATTAGATACTACGTTATCAATCATCTTAGTCCGGTCAGATTGAACCACACCTCTATCATCACCCTCACCCCACCGGATTATTCCTAGTTGCTTCTTATCTTTGGCATAATAATGGATAAAGACTTTGCCGAAATATTTTTTAGCTAACTTGGCAGGTTCATCAGGATTAGGCATGGCGTCAATTACACAATAAGCGTTATATTGATTACGTAAAAACTCGATATCCTCCCAAGATTCTGTTTTGCCGATTCTAAAGATGCCGTATTCATTGCCGATGACATAGTGCTTGACCTTGCCGACATCCACACCCATTGCATTATTAACCATTGGATTTCCGATTAGTGAGATGTTTTTAGTAACTAGATCTCTGGTCACTGAGCTGTCTTTGGGTTGATAGGGTAGACCAAGCGTAAAGTTATAGAAAACTGATTGATCACCCTTGCTATCCTCAATAATCTTTTTAGCTGGATGCCACGGTACCATTAACTGTGATATCCAATAGCCTGAAATATTACGACCAAAGAATTTTTTAACCCATTGGCCACGCCGTCTATCTTCTTCGTCAAGTACACGGTTGCATTTGCGACAAATATAGGCTTCTAACTCTAGACTGATAGAGTCCGGCCACTCTAGTGTTTGTTGGTAGTTGCACCTACTACACTTAATAAACCAGTGCTTTTGGTCAGATTCGTTCCACTCCTCGTCCACACCATACCCTGGAGTTGTTGGATTACTAAACTTCCACTCCCAGCCCAAATCGGGACGAGTCATCTTAGAAGCATCAAGCCTAGTTCTATATGTACGGATAGCTTTTTGATTAGATCTATCTAACTCATCACTGATTAGGATATCAGCCGAGATAGCGATACTACTAGCCTCGTCCCAGCTAGATCTGAAATAAACAAATCGGTCTCCAACTTTCTTTAAACCCATACTATCCACATCCCCAACCATCGCCTTAAGTGCAGGATTATTGGCAATTAATGGGTCAACTTTTGGAGTAACAAAGTCTTTGACTATGGACTTGGAGGGCAGGGTATAGATGACATTAGCTCTGTAGAAGTTTGCCAGATGAAATGACCGAATGATAGCAAGAGTTGAATAGCCGACTTGTCCTGCTTTTCTAACAATGAGTTTAGGGGACTTGTCAATATATGGTTGATAGAGGAACTTGTGGTACTTAAATTCAATTGGCTGACCGTTCTCGTTAAGTATTCCATTATGGACGACAAAAGCTGCGGCGTTAATTTTGGATCCAAAAGACAAGTCATAGCCCATTAGTTAAATATTAAACAGACGTTTGAGGAAGCTTTGTTTTTTTTGGTCAAGCGAGACATCCCCGCTTATTTCCTGACTAGGCTTAATTGGTTCATTGAATTGAGGTTGACCCATTGGATCAGATTCTATTGGGGTTAATGCCTTCTCCACTACGATATCCTGCTCAGATTTTTTATTTAATCCTGTATAGTGTGCCTCGATAACTGGATCATAGCGCATGATGATAAACCGTTTTTCTATTCTTAATGGTTGCCCTTTTTTAATAATCTTAGCGGTAATGACAGCCGGAAAGTCGGGGATATGTTTATAAAAATAACGTAGAAACTTTTGTGTTGATATTTGATTCATATTTAAAAGCGTGGGCTGCTGTTTAAGTAACCATTTAATTGGGGCAAACCCCTTCACCCACATATTCATACTACCTTAATACTGGGAAAAATGCACCAGATACTAAGAATATAAGCAGTAGCAAGGCTACTACACCGGTGATAATCTCACCAACTGGAGGACGGACTTTGAAAAGCTGCACCACGAATTGGGTAAGCCAGATAAGACCAACTACGATAATTAACCTCACTACAAATGTTTCAAGACTCATGTATATCACCCCCTATTGATAGTACTCTGAATTACGAATAAAAGGAGGAGGAGAGTTAAGAGGTGTACCACAATCACAGTAGTATTCATTATGCGCTTTAAATCCGACAGTATGCGGGCAACACTCCTCACATTTGGCTGACACTCTAAATCCAGGGTATTCCTCGACGTCATACCAACCCGTACCATTGCATGATTTACACATGGATTGAGTTTAGTTACTGGGTTGGGATATTGCAATTAATGAGATTTTATCGTAGTGTTGACTGGCTAAAGCATTAAGACATTCGAGTTCCGTCTGCGGTGTTTTGATTAATTAGTTGCATTTATAAAGCCGGTTTAGGATCTACCTGCTCTTGATCTTAGGCCGGTTTTTTTGTAGCCTTTTCAATCTTGCAAGCATCCATCCAATCATACGAGTGACTAAAGTCCGCATGCAACCTTTGAGCGCACGCACAACTATCAACCGGAATATACCCCTTGAGTTCGTAGTCTAAGCATGTTTGCAGTGGACTTCCATCAACCGGAAGCTCTTTTGCCAAGACAACAGACACAGCGTATATACCAGTAACAAACCCAATTATTAGAGCAATTAGCATTATGTATTTCATGATTAGTAGTTTGTTATGCAATATGAGGGCAGCCATGGTTTATCTGGAAAAGAGTCAATCCAGCATTTAATGGGTCTTTGGAGCAGGGCTACTCCGATTATGATAGTACCAATAATGATAAGGGTTATAGATGCAGTTCTCATTTAGATTCCTTCTCAAATCGGTCTACTTTATAACAAATTGTTTTTTCTGCTTTCATGGTGTTTCTACCTCAATTTCCATATTGTGAACACCAGCGCAACATGCTTCTTCAGCTTTCTTTTCTGCCATATCTTCAAGGCTATATCCAAGACTCTTGTAAAACTGTTCATTATATTCAGTGTCATCCTCAATTGCTTCAAAGTCATAAAGCTCATTTATAGCCATCAGCACCAATTGGTCATCAGTAGCGTTATGTTCTTTTTGCCAATTTCTCCAAAAGACTTCATTAGTAATACCCTCTCGGTTGGTTCTTTGACTCAAGATTTCTTGACGACCTTCTTGTTTTAAAGCTTCAATCCAATCTTCTTTAATTGAATCAATCATCTCCTGTTGTTTTTCGTAGGATAAATCATTAAACTCTAATTCAAAATTTCTACTCATTTTGACCTCCCATATATTGTTGTTCTGTTATTTCCATATTAGTGTCCTCCACCTTCCCCGCAATTACTGCAGTTTTGATATTCTGATATTTCCCATTTACTTGGTCCTTCTGGTTCTGTGAATCCGTTATTCTCCCAGATTGCTTCAAGTGGTGTTTCACAATAGAAACATTCACCTGTTTCATTTTCTTGTCTTTCTGCCCAACACTCGTTGCAATAATATTTGTTATCTTCATCTTCATAGCCACATGATCCAACCGAACAAAGACCAGCTCTGCAATCTGAACATTCTCGATCTGCGACATGTGTCGTACTATATTTACAGGTTTTTTGGTCGTTCATTTTGATACCTCCTGGGGCTTCAGGATCCATTATTTGAACCACCTCATTTATTAGATTTTTGGTCAGGTCGGTTAAATTACTCATGCTTGCTCCTTCAACATCTCTTCTAAAAGATCTTCGTCAGTCTCGTCTTCTGCTTCTTTGATATCAGGTTGGAATGGTGCATCTTCTACCTCCCAAAGGTCTTGTGGATTCATATATATATAGTATATCAGACGGAAGCGGTTGGGTCAAGTAGTAGTTTTTAGTTTAAGTTTACGTTCAGCTTTGATGCGGTTCATGTGGTCAACCTGAGCTTTTTGCTGTTCAGGAGTCCGTTTAGCAGCAGAAGCTTTGCCACCTCTACGTCCTAATTCTTTTGCTGCGTTAGATACATCTTTCATATATGGTTAATTCCTTAAAGCCGCACCTCTTGGGTTAGCTGTTCCGACATCACGATAGCGTCCTGTCCGTAGTATCCATTATGTTTATTGTAGGCTGTAAACTGAAGAATTCCTTGATTAGTGTTGATATTGACATACATAGTCCCACCCTCATAAAAGCTATTAGTTTCTTTATCGAATTTGACTTTATTGATAGTATCGTCCACTACTTCAATAGACTTGATCTCAGCAATGATCCAATCATCAAGATTGTCGACCGACCAAAAATAACCAGGAGCCTCACAACAATCTATTTCCATAGTTATGCCAAGCTTTATGGTTTGTTTGGTAGTTATGACCTGGTAACCATCATAGGTGGTGCTTTTGTCATCTGACCTTTTAAATGATGTGGCTTCTATCCTTAATATCTTTTCTCCTAGTGTTGTCATATATGGTTATATGATAGCACAAGCGGTTGGGTAGGTCAAATTGTTGATAACTTGGGGGATAAGTGGATAACTCATATCACTGAGTACACCCAAACTTGCAGAGTCCGTAATTAATAATAGTACCGTGTTTACAGACTTTGAAGTTGGAAGGTTTCTTAGGTTTTACTATTTGTCTGGCGGGTGCATTTACTTCTTTGGCTATTTGTTTAATAACTTTAGTGTCAGCTTTTTTCCTAAATGCTTCGACCCGGCACTTACCAGAACAATAATTTTTAGTTGGTTTTTCAGTATTACAAGTATCACAAATAATCACGTAACGTCACCGTAACAGAAAAACGCTAGCGTTACAAGATAGTGAAAGTTCCTCACAGTGAGTCTACGAAGTCGTTGAACTTCTTATCAAAGTCATCAGAGTCAGTCTTGTTGACGTTCATAATATTAAATTGATTATTGGTTTGATTGATCGTAGCCGCCTTTTTATATTCGCCCATCTCATAAAGCATGTCTAAATATCTGGCATTATTAGTCGTGGCAGCCTTCTGTTTGTTAAGTTCAAGTAAGGTTTCGATTCCCCAGCCGGTGTCCTCTAAGTATTCTCGTGCGTTCATGGCAATTTTCGCAAATAATTTAGGGGAGAGTGTTCTGGCTGAATGATACTGGGTTTCCTTTAGGAGATATCCCTTCATGTAAGACCGGGTTTTATTACCGAATGTTTCTTTGCTAGTCTTATCATAGAAATATTTGAATGTGGCTTGAACTCGGGGATCTCTTAAGAGTCTTTCTTTTTCTTTTTCTCTTTCTTTTTCCTCGGCCGTGATTTGCTTATCTTCGGGTTCGGATGGTTCTAATACATCTGAGGTAATAGGTGTGGTGTCTTCATTCATATATCCTTTTCACGCGTGTAAACTCTTGCGGTAATTGATGTCGTATTTAGCTACAAATAGCGACGTAAGCGGTTCAGTCACTCCCCTACTGCGTGTTATACCTTATTCTACTACTTTTCGTGCCTAAATAATAGTCTTCTGTTTTTATGGTGGAGTGGGGGAGTAGTGTTTTCATGTATGTAATTACTTCTTTTTAGATAGAGTTGTTTTTATTTTAGCGTTATAGCTTTGGTTAGATAGTTCGTAATATAAAGCTTTTTGTCTTTCTTCTGAGTCTACTTCTACGAGGACTGAGTATTTGTATTTCTGTTCACCGGGATTTTCGGGTGCAATATTATTAATTAATTCTTGAATAGTATTAGGAGTATCGAAGTTAACAGCGAAGGTATTCCAGTCTAGGCCGAAGTTGTCTTTAATGTTGGCAAACTTATCAAAGTCATAATGACCGTAATCCGCATTGTGAGCCAGTGACCAACTTAACATACCATCTTCTTTAGTGGCATATGGCTCGACTTGCTCTACTGATTCAAAGACAGCCCTGAAAAGTCCGTCCTCCTTCTGAATAAAATCTACTGTTACTATCCAAGCTTGTTCTATTCCTAACTCACGCATCGCTTTAAGTCTCATATTCCCGCTGAGTACTGTGCCATCAGGCATTACTAAAAGGGGAGCGAATTGTCCTTTAAGCGACAACTGATCTTTAAGACGGCCATAAGATTCTTGATCTATATCACGCGCATTTGATTCATACTCTTTAAGTTCGGATAGTGGTTTATATTGTTTATCCATCTGTAGTAATTATATCTGATATAGGCTTGGATTCATAGATGTTGCCAATTACTTCAACTCTATTATCAAAACTTAGCGGCCAATTACCACCCACTACTCCCCGTAATGGACTGATGGTTATTTCTCCTATAATTGGTTCAGATTTGTTATGGTCGTTTAGCTTGTAATGTCTAACAATATCCCCCGAATAAATCTCTTTGCCGTTTTTATCTTTTAATCCTGTAGATTGCATTAGCTCTATTATCTTTATATCTAGTAAGTGATCACCAA